AATTTGTCTTGACAGGAAAAATAATATATGTTATGCGTAAAATGTCAATACAGGAAAGCAACTGAAAAACATCATATGTTTTCGAATACTAAACTAAATAGGAAATTATATAGGGAGTTCATTGACAGACCTGAAAATATACAAATGTTATGTTATGAGTGTCATCATAATAGGACATTGGATAAATTAACAGAAATACAATTTTGCGACTTATTTGGAATTATACCACGCTCTAAGAGTGGACTATCAAAATATAATCGGGGGGTTTTATGATAGGTTTAGTGATACTTTCAGGATTATTTTTATTTCTACTTCTTTTTTATCTACTTTACGCAACCCGCCAAATTGACATTGATATTGAAAATAGACAAAATTATGTAAACAGAATTTTAAACAGGTATAAGTAATGTATTTATTTAACTCAATATTATTTATGTCTTTATGTGTTTCAGTTTATTATCAATATAGACAACGACGATTTATAAAACTACAACGGCAATTTATAAATGACTTACTTGATATTGAACAAGTGGAAATTATTTGTAGAGATTTAGATAAAAAAATTGATTTGGAGGTTGTACATTGATTGATTTATATTTAAAAAAAACATGGAAAACGATTAAAGCACAACTATTTCCTACAATCCCGAGGGCAATGTTTTCAATATTTATGATTATAATTTTTGTTGATTTTATTTCAGGGGGTAAATTTGGATATATCGCATTTTTGAGATTTGAATTACAAAAGATTTTCGTTGGTGCAAACTGGCAATTTATGTTAATACTTTTGATTTTATTGTGGAGAAGAAAATGAATTTTATAATTGCATGCGTAGTTATTGTAATATTATATTTTTTAATTTTAGAAATATTTAAAAAAATTATGGAATGGGAAAATGATAATTGATATTGGTGAAAACTTACAGGCAGTTTTAGTTGGCGCCCTGGTAATAACTGTTATTGTGTCAGTACTTAAAGCAATATTTAATTTTATTACTGCATATTGGACAAGGAGAAAATAATGATTAAAATTGAAAAGCCGATGAATTGGTTAGAAAGACGCTCACAGCTTATGACTTATATTGAAGAGTGGACTAAATCGAATCATCCGAAAGCATCAGATTTAATCAATAGAATAATAGCAGATGAACAAATAATGATGAATGATTTTGGAGAACAAAATTTTAAGGCAGGGGATAAGGTTATATATATTCCATCTGGGGCAGATGCAGAAATTATAAAAATTGAAAATAATGAAGTTTATTTACAATTTGATAATGATACGGCAAAAACAGAAATAAATAAAATAAGGTTATTTTGTGACTGAATCATTTTTAATATTATCAATTATTTGTATGATATTATTTTCGATAATAATATATAGGGCAAAAGAGATTGGCATTATCCTGCTGGCCTGTTTAATAGGGTTATGGCTGGCGGGATTTGTCGGTCTTTTATATGTTAGCAATGAATTTTTGTATAAACTGCAAGTATTATTCGCACCTGTTTAGTCAGTGCAAGCACAAAAATAATATATGGCTATCAGGTTGGAGCTTGAAATTTGTTAAAGATATAACAGAGCTTAATCAGGATTATGAATGCAAAAAGTATAAGGTAAGTTTTTATGTTAAAATATTTCAGAAATAAAAAGAAATTATATCAGCAAGGATTCAATGACGGCTATGAGTGCCATAAGGCAATGGCTGATAGAAAAATAAAAAATTTAAAAAAGAAAATACATCAGCAAAATAAAAAAATACATGATATAGAAAATAGCTTAAAGATAGTATCAACTATTTTTAATGATGCCAGGATGTTTGCTGAAAAATTAGATAAGTTTACAAACATTAAATTATTAGAAATTGCTAAAGAATATCAAGAAGATAAAAACACAGCTAATAATATTATGCAAATATGTAGATCATATGAAAAAGAACTTCCTGGCATAACTGAAAAAATAGAGCGGTATAAAGTAAATTGAAATGTCCAATTTGTCATATTAAACTAATAGAATCAAAATTATCTGGTGTAATGTTTGAGTGTCCTCAATGTTCATATCAAATTTTAAAATTAAAAAATAATTGACATTTATAATGCGACATAATAAAAATTGTAAAATACTGATGAAGAAATTAAAATATTACATATATCGGTTGCGATGGATATTAGCACCATTTTTTAAAAATGGCCTTTTAACTCATATAGACATTGAGCTTAACACTTCATGTAATCAAAAATGCCTGTCTTGCTGGCACTCCTCACCTGACACTAAACCCATAAATCTCAGAATGAACAAGAGTAAATTATCTCACCTTTTAGTAGGTGCCAGCCTGGCAGGCATTAAAGCTGTTAAATTTAATTTACGGGGTGAGCCGTTATGCTCTACAGATTTAAAGCTTGCAGTAGAACTTGCTAACAAGATTGGATATACTGACATAATGATAAATACAAATGGTATTTTATTAGATAAAAAGAAAGCTATTGAACTTGATAGGGCAGGCCTTACAACTTGTATTATATCGGTTGACAGTTTAGAGGCTAAAACATATTGCAAAATTCATGGTTGCGATATGGCAGATTATGGAAATTTAATAAGCAATCTTGACGATTTAAGAAAATATAAAGTAGCAGGACTTATAAATTTTAATATTAAATTAAACTTTCATATCAATAAAATAAATGAATCTGAAAATGTTGAAAAGTATAAAGATGTTTTTCCGATGTTTGATGTAATAATAAGATATACAGAAAATAGGAAAGGTACTCATATTGCAATAGAACGACAGCGGAAAAGGAAAAGAGCTTGCCCACATATGAAGAGACGGCTAACTGTTATGGCTGATGGCAAAATATATCCTTGCTGTGTGTGTTATGATGAGCCTAAAGATATTTTACTGTCAAAAGATTTTAAAGAGGCATTACAGAAAAGAAAAAATTTAATAAAAAATTATAGAAAGGGATTTTTGCCAGTTTCTTGTCAAAATTGTACTTCAGGGGATATATATAAATGATTGAATGTGGCTTAATCTTAACCTCAAGGATAAAATCTTCCAGGTTGGAAAATAAAGTTTTACAGAAAATTAACGGCAAGCCAGCAATTGAAATTTTACTTGATAGACTTATAAATAATAAATATCCTGTTATCCTTGCAATACCTGAAAACAGTGATAATGATGTTTTAGCAGAAATAGCAGAGCAGAAAGGGATTGAAGTTTATAGGGGTTATGATGAAAGCCCACTACATAGATTGACTTATTGTGCGATAGAAAATGATTTTAAAAATGTTGTAAGAGTGACACATGATGATATTTTAATTGATCAAATTGTTTTAATGAATCAAATTAAAATGCATATACGGGGCAATAAAGACTATACATTTTGTAGAAAAATTCCTGATGGGTGCGCTGCTGAAGTTATTAGAACTGACATACTAAAAGAGGTAGTTGACTTAGTGGGTGATAAGCCAGTTGAATTTATAAGTTATTACATTAAAAATAAATATGATACTTTTGAATATTATCCAGATAAAGAATTTCAATATCCTTTTAGACTGACAATGGACTATGAAGAGGATTTAATGTTGCTCAGGCTTATTTTTGCAAGCCTTGCCGAGCCTATTGGTACATTAGATATAATTAACTTTTTAAAACGGCATCCATATTTTCTAAATATAAATCGATTGCCGGCAATAACAGTATATACATGTAATTATAATACATCAGATTATATAATTGATGCGATGCAATCAGTTCTTAATCAGACATTTCAGGATTATGAGTATATAGTTATTGATGATTGCTCTACTGATAATAGCATGAATATTATAACAGAATATTATGCTAAATTAAAAAGACCAGATCAGGAAAAAATAAAAATATTAAGGAATGATAAAAATATAGGATTGCCTGCATGTTGTAATAAAGTTTTAGAAATGGCAAGAGGTAAAAATATAATTCGGCTTGATAGTGATGACACAATGAATTCGGATGCTTTACAAAATATGTTTGATGAAATGAAATTAAACCAGGCTCAGGCTGTAATTACTGCATATAATAATACTGATGAGAATTTAAATATAATAGATACTATAAATAAAAATATGTGGCACCCTGGATGCGCTTTAATTAGTACATGGGCGGCAAATGAATTAAAATATCAAGAAAATTTAGAGTTCATGGAAGGAAAAGATTTTTATGAACGATTTAGGCAAAAATATAAATGGTCTTTTTATGATAAGCCAATGTGGAATTATCGGAAAAGGCCAGGACAAAAAACTCAACAAAAAGAACACCCACTGAATAAAGGAGAATAAAATGAAAATACTCGTAACAGGTGGCAAGGGCTTTATTGCCTCAGCCTACATTAAAGAAATTGAAAAAGAAGGCCATGAATGTATTATTTATGATTTACCAGAAAATGATATTTGTGATAATATCGGGTTAAGGCTTTCAATTCAGAAAGTTGATATTGTTGCACATTTTGCGGCGATAGCAGACTTAAACGTTTCAATTGCTGAGCCTGATCTTAATTTTAATGTTAATGTCTCTGCAACTTATAATATTTCTAAAATATGTGCAGAATATAACAAAGGATTATTATTTATTTCTACGTGTTGTGTGTATGGAAATACACTTGATAATGTTGAAAAAGAATTTTATACCAATCCGATGGCAGCCGAGCCATACGCAACAAGCAAGATTGCAGGTGAAGCTATTATCAGGGGCATGCCTAACCTGGAATATTGTATATTGAGAATCGGCACAGTTTATGGATTGGGAATGAGAGATAATTTATTTACTGGTATTGTATTTAATAGACTAAGAGATAATGAAACTGTTTATATTGATGGAGATGGCAAGCAAACAAGACAGCTTGTTTTTATTGATGATTTGATTGATGGGATTAAAAGGGCAACAGTAAGATTTAATAATTTGCATGGTGAGATTATAAACTTATGTGGAATAGAAAAGACCTCAGCGGTTGAAACTCTTGATATAGCTGAAAAGATTGTAGGAAAAAAAGCACACAGGGTGCACAGAGAACAGCGCTATGGTCAGACTTTTGAAGAAAACATTAGTATTGAAAGGGCTTATCAATTATTAGGCTGGCACCCGAAAACTAAATTTTTCGATGGAATGAAATATACTTTTGAAAATGACGCGAGGTGGAATGGCACAGGATTTAATGCAGATCAGTCTGCAGGCATTCGAGCTGCAGCTTTACAAGATACCGACAGGAAATCTGAAAACATTATTGCGTGATATTTACGATTTTAAATGGAGTAAAGGAAAATATTTTTCTGATGAACAGATAATTGAGCTTGAACGGAAAGAATCTAAAATTGTAAAAGAACTTATGAGGCGCAAGTATCTTACCAAATCTGATTCTGGAGATTTCCAGAAACATTTAAATTCAATGAATTTCAGGAAGAAAACATTTTGATTATTGCTGGAAATTGTTCTTTTATCGATATATCTGATATTCCTCTTGTATGGAATACAGCAAAAGTACTCAGAAAGCATATTGATTATTTCCGTTGCAAGGTGTTTCTTGGAGGTACCAGGCCAGATAGATTTGTAAAAGGAATTGAAGAAGATGGAATGGAACTTTTACAGCGGATTGACGAATTGGTTGTTCCTGTAATGACAGAAATTCAGACAGAAAGACATATTGATATATGCAAGGGGAATGTTAGTTCTATCTGGATTGGCGCCAGGAATTGTCAGAATTACGGTCTTATGCCTGAAATTTCAAAATGGAAAGGTGAAGTATTAGTCAAGCGTCATCCAGGCATGACAATAGATGAGACAATTGGGATGTATGATATTTATAATCAGATATACAATAAGCAAATCTATGTTATAGAAAGGGGAATAAATACATTTGACAGGCAAGAAGATTCCAGGTGGTCACCTGATTTAAAAGGTGTTATAAGAATTAAAAATGAAAGGCCAGATATATTTGATAGACTTGTAATTGATTGTAGTCATTCTGCAGGGAAAAGAGAATATATAAAAGACGTTTATAATGCATTTAAGGCTATAGGATGTCAACATTATATGTTTGAGTGCACTCTTACAGGTAGAAGCCGAACTGATGACAGGCAAATGTTAAATCCTTTGCAGTTGTGGGATATATTAAATGTTAATTGAAATTAAAAAAGATAATATTGAAATTAGAAGTTTGTCACAAAAACCGATAGTAAAAAAGTTTTTAGAATCAGGATTAAAGCTAAAAGTTTTTGAAAAAATACATGCAGGATATAAATTAGTTGACTGGATATATAAAGAGCTTAAAATAAATGATAATGAAATATATATAAATAAATTTTGGGCTTATAAATTTTGCGAGCAGGAAGGTCTTGAAAAAAAGGAATTTATAAATTTTCAAATTTTAGCTTTTGAAATAAAAGAAATAAATGATAGTTTGAATTTTATCAAAGTTTTTAAAGATAATAAAAGATATGCCCCTAATTGGGAAACGACGGCAAAACGACTTGGCAGAGATACAAAAAAAATGATTAAATATTATAAAAGGATCCATCCAACAACACCAGGAGAATGTAATTACACACAAATAAATCCATTGGCGGGTTATAGTAAATTATGTTGTGTATGTGGGAATAAAGATATTTTATTACTGAGGAGTTTAAAATGATTAAATTAGAAAGTTGTCCAATATGTGAACAAAATAACTGGCATGACTTGGATTATTTAAGAGATCAAAAATATTGGTATAATAGGGATATACGAGAAGATAAAGAGCCAGTTGGGTTTAAAATATGCAAAGAATGTGGATTTGTTACATATGACTATATAGAACTTGAAAGGCTTTCTGAATTTTATGATTTGCAGAGACAGATAATGTCACCAAATAATATTGTAACATGCAACAGAAAAAACGAATATCATAAAAAGTTTTTAGGCAATATAATAAAATCAGAATGGAAATGTTTAGATGTAGGATGCGCCCAGGGTGCATTTTTAGATTTATTACATAATTATTATAAAGTACCGATATCCAATTTGTATGGCACAGAGTGGTCGGATGCATTCAGAAAATTTGGCAAATTTGAATATAATTTAAATATAACTAAAGAAATAGACCAATCAATACAGTATGATTTTATTAGTTATTATCATGTTTTAGAGCATGTCCAGTGGCCTGATGAAGAAATGGAGTTGATAAGTAAACTATTAAAAGATAATGGATATTTATATATTTCAGTTCCTACATTCCTGGACATATTAGAAGAGCCGTCAGGTGCAATATGTGATAACTTTGAAAATTTATATCACTTAAATCATGTAAATGTATTCACAAAGCAATCATTTAAGAATTTACTGCATAAATACGGATTTAAAATAATACAGGACAATGACCACCTATACGGCTATACTGTATTATGTCAAAAAGGAGAGATTCAAGAAATAGTAAAAGAAAAATATCTGCAGCATATCGACACTTTGGAAAAGCAAAAAAAAGCTATTGAATTATTGATAACTAAAAAATCAGATGAGGCATTTAAATTATATCCTAAATTTCCGGATGCATATGTATTTTTTAGTCTCAATAAGGATAACATGAAAGAATACGATGCACAGATAAATTTATTAAATAAATGTTTAGAAGTATGTCCGGATGATACTAAGATATTGAGTCAAAAAGGAAAAGTATTGTTTCAATGGGATGAAAACGATTCAAAAAAACAATATTATTCAAATAACATAAAAGCAGCAGAAAAGATATTTCTTGATCTTACAGAACGAAAGCCAGGGCAGGAAGATAGTTATTATTTCCTTTCGCTTATAGAAGGAAAATATAAAAAGAATTATGACAAAGCAGTTGAATATCTTAAAACATTTATTAAAATAAATCCTAATAAGTTTACAGAAGGATATAATTTAATCTCATATTTTTGGAAAGAAAAAAATGAATTCAATAATAATATTCTTTAAGGTATTTTGGATTATGCTTAAATTTTTTTATAAATTTATACTTGAAGCAAGAAAAGAGAAATGGTATATTCCAGAAAACAAATACATAGAAAAGGATAAATTTTTACACTAAAACGGTGTAAAACAATAAAAAAACTATGCCATTCAAAAAAGGTGACCCGAACATAAACAGGCAAGGCAGACCGAGAGAAGGAACTACTCTTACAGATATATTAAAAGAGAAACTTGATAAAGATGATTTTATTAAAAGGCTTATTGACCTTGCAAAGTCTGGAAACACTAAAGCAATAGAGATGATATATGATAGAATCGACGGCAAGCAAAAAGAACAGATTGAACACTCTACAGATAATTTTGAAATTATAGTCAAGAGTATAAAAAAGAATGAGTCTACAGATTGAACTAATAGACCCGCATCAATTAGAATTTGTTCATAGTAAAAAAAGATATGTTTTAAATTCTGGCGGGGTTGGTTCGGGTAAAACATACAGTATTGTTATTAAAACACTTTTGTTAATTGCCAATTATCCTGGCATATTTATATTGATCGGTGCTCAGACATATCCATTGTTAAGAGATACAACATTAAGAGAGTTTTTAAATGTTGTCCCTGATGATATCATTCAAAGCTACAATAAAACACAACAGCATTTTATATTTAAAAATAAAAGTGAAGTTATATTCAGGTCTTTTGATGACCCGAATAAATTAAAATCTCTAAATTTAGGCGCCTGCGGAATTGAAGAAATGACTGACATCAATGAAGAAATATTTAAAATGATTCGTACAAGGATGAGACAGGATAAAATGCCTGGTTGTATATTTGGTGCAACTAATCCAGGTACTTTTGGGAATTGGGTATATAAAACATTTATTGAAAGTCCGATAGATAATAGCGAAGTAATATATTCAGTGTCTGCAGACAATTTATATTTGCCTGGTGAATATCTTAAAGACCTTGAAAGCATGAAAAAGACTAATCCCGAATATTATGAAAGAATGGTCATGGGCAAGTGGGGAATGCTTGAAGGTTTTATATATAATCTACCTATCAGGCAGCGGATAAAAGAATTACCAGACAAAAAACTAATACATAGATGGATTGCAGGACTTGACTTTGGATTTACTCATCCTACAGCAATGGTAATTATAGGAGTAAGAGAAGATATTTATTATATATATGATGAAGTGTATCAGCACAAAATGACAAGCTCAGACATAATAAACAAAGTACAAGAAAAGATGCTTGAATATAACATTGATATTATATATTGTGATTCTGCCAGGCCTGAGATAATAGAAGACCTAAACAGGAGTAACATTCCAGCACAGGATAGTGTTAAAGATGTATTTGACGGAATTATGTATATTAAAGGCCTTATCAATGATGAGAAGTTATATGTAAATCAGGATTGCAAATATACATTAAGAGAATTTGACAGTTACATATGGGATGCTAAAAACACGGTAAAGGAAGTACCGCTAAAAGTAAATGATGATGCTATGGATGCAGTCAGATATTGCATATACTCGGACGCAAAAAAGAACAGTTACTCAGGGATTGAATTTGATTCTAATGATGGTCGTGTTACGATAGAAATGGATTTTTGACTTGACAAAAATATAACACAATGTTATATTATGTATATACTGATTAAATTTAATAAATAGATTTTTTGCAAAAGGTTTTTATGTCGATTTGAAATATTATCCTGCCAAAAACTATGAGCGGACAGCATCAACTTTTGTCGATGACGCTCAGCCATCTACAAATTTATTCGCAGAAACTACCAAAGCTGATTCAAGTTTATATAATGCCTACAATTTAAGGCCTTATAATCCAGATGATATCTGGCAGAAAAGGGGCAATTATGATATATTCGATGAGATGCGAACAGATGACCAGATAAGCGCATTACTTACACTTAAGAAGTTTTTTATTTTAAATGGTGATAGAGATATCCAATGCGAAGATGAAAAAATAAAAGACTTCCTGGAAATGAATCTTGATTATTTTTATGATGGATTTTTTGAAAAAGCATTATTTAATATTTTATCATGTATTGATTATGGATATAGCCTTACGGAAAAGATATTTGCATATGAAGATGTACCAGAGTTTGGGAAAAAGATAATCTTAAAAAAGCTTAAAACAAGACCACCGCATAGTTTTGAATTTGACCAGGACGATAAGGGAAATATAATAAATATCAGACAAGATCAGAGCAAGGGCGCAGATATTAAGATTGACCCTAAAAAAATGATACATTATGTTTATCAGATGGAATTTGATAATCCATACGGTAAATCAGAATTGAACATGGGCGTATATCGGGCCTGGTGGTCAAAAAATGCAATAATTAAATTCTGGAATATTTATCTTGAAAGATTTGGAATGCCGACAGCCGTGGGAAAATATCCTACAGGTAGAATTGCCAATCTTGCAGATTTTAAAAAGACGCTAAAGAATTTACAGGCCAAGACATCTATTACAATGCCAACAGATTTTGAAGTACAATTGCTTCAGGCTGCGAGTAGTGGCTCAGACGGTTACGAAAAAGCAATTGATAAATATAACACAATGATAGCACGCAAGATGCTGATTCCTGATTTATTTGGTATGTCAGGAAGTGAGACTGGCGGCGGTTCTTATGCATTAGGTAAAGAACAATTTAATATGTTCTATAACAATATACAACATGAAAGAGAAAATTTAGAAAGGATTATAAATAAGGAAATCATATATCCGCTTGTTACCTGGAATTTTGGCTCTAAAGCATATGCACAATTTAAATTTAGCCAGCCAGATAATGAAAGAAAAGAAAAAGATTTAAGGACATGGCTGGATGCTGTAAATACTGGAAAGATACCAGTGACAGATCAGCACATAAATTGGTTTTTGAAACAGGTTAATGCGCCTGAAATAGATGAAAAAGAGCTTGAAGAAATAAACGAACAAAAAGAAGAAATGCGGGAAAGCATTACAGGAAATAAAGAAGAGGGAAATGATGAACAAGAAGACAAAAAAGATAGCGAGGGAATGGCTGAAAAAGATGAAAAAGGAAATGATGAAGAAAAACCAGAGCGAAAAGAAAAACAATTCGCAAAGTTAAGCCGGCCGATTACTCAATACGAAAAGAAAGTTGATTTTGCAAAAATAGACAGAGCAACAACTCAAACGGAAATAAAATATATAATGCAGCTTGCTGCAGTATTCAAGCTTGCCATAAATGGCCTTATCGATGATATCCGAAAAAGAAAAATAATTGAAGGTAGAAAATTAGATCAGATAAATAAACTACAATTAAGGCATGAAAATAAAGTAGTCAAGACTGTTAGGGATATGCTAAATGAAGCTTATCAGGTAGGCGCACAAACAGCAGAAACACCGAGAACATATAAATTATCTCCGGGGGTGGAAATATTAAGCAATAAAGAAATCGCACAGTTATTTGATGTATATGCTTATAATACAGCAAGCACGGAATATGCTTATATATTAAGCAAGGTTAAGCCTATACTTGCAGAAAGCATTAAATCGGGTATGGGTGTACAGGAAACTGTTAAGCTTATGAATCAAGCTTTAACTGCTTATGATGTTGATTATGTTATTGATAACTACGAAAAAATAAAAGGGATAGCGGAAAGTCACGGCTATAAAGATATTGATAGTTTTTTTCAGAATTTAGGAAGATTGACCGCAGAAGAATTTGAAGCGATTGAAAAATATGTTATACCACTTGCAAGTGAGACCGGAGCATTCAGGCTTGAAACTATTGCAAGGACGACAACAAGCACGGCAGTAAATGAGGCAAGACTTTCAGAATTTAAAGATTTGATTGATGTAGGTGAAATAGCTGCTTTTCAGTATTCGGCTATTCTCGATAATAGAACTACTGAATTGTGTAGAGATTTAGACGGAAAGATATTCAAAACTGATGAAGCTCAATATTATAATCCGCCTAATCATTATAATTGCAGGTCTTTACTTATACCGATATTCATAGAAGAGAAATATGAATATAGCGAAATGCCAGCAACTAAAAGAGAAGATGGAAATTTTTTAAAGTTAAATAAGGAGTAATAAAATGAGAGACCCGAAAACAAATATTGATATTATCATGGATTACAACCATTATAAAATTCATGATTCTCAGATGTATAATATATCATTTTCAGATACTATTGCGGCCGCTGCAACTAAAGAGTTTTATATGTACACTGGAACAGGTGAACCGCACATAAAATTTGATGTTACTACAGACGGGCAGGCTAAAATTGAAATGTATGAAGGCATAACAGTGTCGGCTAATGGTACTTCTGTTACTGTTCATAATATGCACCGAGATTCTACAGATTCATGCGCAGCAGTAGTATTTGCAGCACCCACATGGTCAACAAATTCAGAAATATTGCTTGCAGTGGATTTAATACCAGGTTCTGGAAAAAATGCATCACAGATAGGTTCTACCGCAAGGGTTGATACAGAATGGATATTTAAAAGTGATGAAAAATATTTATTAAGAATTACAAATCAGGCAGGAAGCACAATTACTGCTTATGTTAATTGTGAATTTTATGAATTTGATGTATAATACTGATTGATAAAAATAATATATAGAAGAATAACTTAAAATAAGGAGAAAATAAATGGCAACTATAACAGCTAATATGTATCAGCCTTTTGCTGAGAAAAAAGATGATTTTACACCGCCAATGTGCGAATTTCTGCAGACTGCAGGAAGTAAAGCAACCGCGGGCAGCGTTCCAATTTTCGCAAGTGCAACAAGTTCAAACGATTTCTTTCTTACAAGTTTAAATATTTCATTTCTTGCGCCGACAGCGAATGCAGTATTCAGTGCATATACTGGCAAGACTAAAATAGCAACTTTTCCGACACTTGCAGCCGATACTCCTACAGTTTATAATATGGCATTCGGTGCCCCGGGGATTTCTGGCGGAACTACTACTACAGCAACTGTTTCAATTGTAGGCGATACAAGTAATACTGCAACAGTACAATTTTTTGCAGCAGGTTGGAGAAAACTTTAATGTCGGTTAAGACTTTAGAAAACGTAGAAATATTTGCTGCTGGAAAGTGGAACGGCGATGTTTACACAGAGAAAGACCTTGATTCAATGGTAGAAGCTTTTTCTGAAACAAGAGAAAAATTAAAGCCATATTTAAAATTAGGTCATTCGACAAATCAAAGTTTATTACAGAAAGACGGCCTACCATCTGCAGGATGGATAACAGGCTTAAAACGGCAAGGAAAAAAACTTCTTGCAACTATTGAAAATATTCCAGAAAAAATATATAACTTGATTGTTAATAAAGCTTATGGCAGGGTATCGAGTGAAATATTCTGGAATTTAAAATTAGATGATAAAAGTTATTCAAGAGCATTAAAAGCAGTGGCTTTATTAGGAGCCGATACGCCAGAAGTGCATGAATTAAATGATTTTATCAATTTATATACTGAAGAATTTGAAGCAGAATTAAAAGAATATCATCATTTAGAAGATGATAAAGAAATTACAGAAGAGGAGGACATTATGTCTGAAAATAATGACAGATTGATTCAAATTGAAAATGAATTGAAGCAGTACAAGTCAGAACTTGAAAACAGTAATAAGAAGCTTGAAGCGATTGAAAAAGAAAATGCAGAATTAAAAGCATATTCTGCTAAAATTGAATATGAAAAGAAAGTTTCTGAAATTACTAATTATCTTGAAGGACAAGTGGCAGAAGGTAAAATTACACCCGCGCAGGTAGATTATTTTACAGCACTTTGTCTGGATGATAAAGAAGTTAAAGCTTATACTAATTCAAGCAATCAGAAAATTGAGGGCAAGGCTTTTGATCTTATCAAGTCAATTATCGGATTAAGCAATCCAGTAATTGATCTTGGAGAAAAAAGTAATCACTCAGTTATAGAATCAAAAGTGTATTCAAAAGATAATCCAGAGCACATGGATGATGAACTTGACAAGAAGATTAAGGAATACATGAAAGAAAATAATGTTAATTATGCTGAAGCTTTTGATGCTGTCAGCTATGAAGGAGGTCAGTAATGGCAATCGGTGGAAATGGAAGAGAATATGATATAACTTTTCTTGCTGGTGCGCAACTTAGAACTACCACTTCACAGTATAAGTGCGTAGGATTTGCACCAGGGACGACAACTAATGCAAATAGAACAGTTGACTTGTGCGGCAATACTGGAACGATATCAGAGCCAACAGCAACAGCTGCTTTTGTTATTGGTATAAATCAAACTTATATGAGTTCAGGGGCACTTGAATGTAATGTAAGGATGCATGGAGTATCTAAGGCGGTATGCGCTGAATCTATTACAGCTGGAATGTTTGTTGCTGCATATGGTGGAATTGGTGCGGCCGCGTCTACAACTACAATGGCGGGCAAGATAATCAACATTGACAATGCTGTTACTTGTACCGCGTATGGTGCAACTGTATCAAGTCAGTTTGTAGTTTTAGGTAGAGCACTTGAAAATGGAAGCACTAACGGTGTTATTTCTGTTTTTGTTAATCCTCAATTGTACGATAGGCAGTTGGCCGGTACAGTTGGAACTACATAAGGGAAGGAGGAAATAATTATGCCACAAGGTTCAACCAGAGTAAGTAAGCCGCTCACTAACATGAGTGTGCATTATATGAACGAAGAATATATTGCAGGTAAAGTTTTACCTGATATAGCAGTTAAAAATGAATCCGATCAATACTGGGTATATAATTCAGATAGAAGATTGGAAGATACTTATAGAGCGAATGGAGCACTTGCAAATCAGGCTACATGGGATGCATCGACAAGTTCTTATATTGTAAGAGAACATTCTTTAAAAGATGTTATCACAGATAGGGATTATAATAATGCTGATTCTGCACTACAGCTTGAAAAGCACACAATGGAAAATTTGATCGATAAAATACTAATGAGGCAAGAGTATGAAGTACATAAATTACTTTTTACTACTACCACATTTAGCAACAATGCAACTTTGACAAGTGCGACAAGTTGGAAATATCACACAACTACATCGGCACCGATTGCAAATGTACTAAGTGCAACTGGTTATATAATCGAACAGTCAGGTAAAAGACCTAACAAAATGGTTATGAACTGGGATGTATTCGCAGCACTAAAAGAGAATCCAAATGTGTACGGTAGGATTCAATATGTAGAAAGAGCGATAATCACAGAGCAAATTCTTGCCAGCCTTTTTGATGTGCAGCAGGTTCATGTTGGTACTGCTGTTTATAATTCAGCACAGGAAGGTCTTTCTGATGACCTCGGTGAAATATGGGGCGGTGATTGTGTACTTGGATATTTTAAAGATAATGCAGGCTTAAGAGATGCTTCAGCTGCTGGAATATTCAGAGTTAAACAATATGGCTCACCATACAAAGTTAAGAAATGGAGAGAGGAAGATGTAGAAGGTAATTACATTGAAGTACAGTCAATGTATGTACCGAAAGCAATAGCGACCTCTTGCGCATATCTGTTTAAAACAGCTGCGCTGTAAAGTCTATATATGTGGGGTGGGATTTCTCACCCCACTAATTTAAAACTGATAGGAGAAAATAAATGGAAGAGAGACAGAAAAGGCAGACTATAATTGAGAATGAATTAAAATCAAATAAGGATGCATATAAAGAAGGAAAAACAAGCACTTATACAAGAACGATAGGTGATAAAACTAAAACAATTGAAAAAATTGAATTTCCAAATGGAGTTATAAAAGAAAAAATAATTAAATTGCAAAAAGGCAATAAGGTAATATTTGGATGAGAAATACAATTATAGATGAGCCAAAAGGAGTAACCAAAATATGGGATGTAAACCAGGAAGAAAACCTAAAATCAAGAAGGGAAAAGCTGGAAGCGGAAGCATTGGAAAAACAGCAAAAACAGCAGGCAGCATTACAGGCAAAAAAGGAACAGGAAGAAAAGGCATTAAGAAGTAAACATCATGAGATTGTCGATGAGGGAATTAAAAAACTTGATGAAGAATTTGAAAAAGAACATCCTGAAGAAATGGTCAAGGCTAAAACAGTTAGTGAAGACAGCGCAGAGAAAGCTTTTAATTCATTACCTGATAATTATAAAACTGTTTCGGGTGAAAGTATTGGCAAGATTAAAAAGGGATGCGCAGGAGTAAAGGGCGGGAAACTAATAAAGCGATGGCATACAGTTAAGACAATTAAATTGATATGCCAGAGAGTAGACGAAAGAGGAATAACACTTGAAAGGATAAAAGGATATATTAAATTATAATGGCATACGCAACAGCAACAACTATAATTACATTACTTCCCGGATTGCCTAACTCTTCAGGGGCTGCAGGCTATACAGCTATTACTACACTTATTGATGCACATATTACAAGAGCGGATAATGTAATAAATGCTAAAATATCAAGACGGTATGAAGTAAGTAATTTTACAAGTTCTGTTCCGCCATTATTAAGAACGATAAGCGAAGATATTACAAGTTATTATACAATGCGTTCAGAATATTCTGGAGACACTCAGAACGATAATGAGTGGACAGATAAATATAATGAAGCTATGTCTTTATTAGATGAGATAAGAGACGGAAAGATTGATCTGGTAAATACAGCCGGTGCGATAATATCCGATAGGATAGAATCAAGCGTTGATATGGTTGTTAGTGATACGATGGATTACCAACCGTTTTTTGATGTAGATGAGCCATTAGAGTGGGCTTTTGACGATGACTTGAAAAATAGCATTAAGGATAATAGATAATGCCTGCGTCAGTAGAATTTAAAAATTTAAATACTGTAATTAAAAGATTTGATAATGTTGTTAGTGCATTAAAAAATCCTGATTTGGCATTAAAGGATATTGGCGCAAGAGGATTTAAAGACATAACAGAGCATTTCAATAAATCAGAGGGGTCAACTAAAGAATGGGATAAATTAGAATATAGAAAGGGAAAGCCATTGATGGACACAGGAAGATTAAGAAATAGAATGTCTTTTAAATATAATAGAACTTCAGTGGAATTGATTAAAGATATATCATATGCAGCTTATCACCAATATGGCACAAAACATATACCTAAAAGGGATTTTATGTGGATAAGTAAAAAAGCAAGAGATGCGATGAATAAAATATTTATGAACTTTATTATGAGGTCATATAAATAAATGGCGGTAGATTTAACAAGCATATTGGGCTCACTTGAAAACTTATTACACAAAAATAATACAGTGTCGAGTAGTAGCGATATCTCAAACAGCCTGAATAAAAGAGTGCAAGTATTTTATAAGGGCAGCAGGGGGATGAGCAATAAACAGCCTGTACCTAAAACACTTTATCCATGCGTATTCGTAGAGCTTGGAAATAAGACAGAAGAATTTATTACAGTTGGCAATAATGCCAAAAGGGATATGAATATTGAATTTGATATAGTGCCTGTAGTTGATTATGGGATAGGTACATTTGATTCCAGGGAAAATTCAGATATCGAATTGATTAAATTATCTCAGAATATAGAAAGTTTAATCAGAGCTAATATAACATTAAGCAGTACAGTTCATCAGGCTTTAATTATAAATAGCACTTACGATGTAGAGCTTAAAGCCGATGATACTTATATAAGTGTATCAAGAATCACATTACTGACAAAATTATATAATCAGAGGTAACAATGCTAAATAAGAATGAAGTTTTAGAGCAATCAAAAAGCGCGCTCAGTCAATGGGAACCAATCTGGCGAGCTAATGCACAAAAGAATGGTGAATTATATCGAACACTTGGAACAACGCATCAAGACTTATTATATGTAGGCGCAGGTCGTAAACTATTATGTATCGGAACAGGTCCTTCACTTGAAAAGAATTTAGATATACTTGAAAAATATAAAGATACTACTCAGATTGATATAGCATGCATTGATAAAGCATTTTCTATTTTAATGTCAAAAGGAATTAAGCCAGATTATGTTTATATTGCGGATGCTGCGGTAAGTTATGAAAAATATTGCAAGCCTTATGTCGATCAGACTGAAGATATAGTTTTAATCTCAAACATTACTGCTCAATCGGATTGGGCAGCAAATTGGGAAGGTCTTAAATTTTTCTACGTTAACAAAGATAATATTGAAAGTGAAAAAATATTTATTGAGATATCAGGCTGCAAAGAAGTTATTCCGGCAAGTTCAAATGTTGGCAATACCGTAGTAGTTGCCAGTACTCAGTTATTAGGATATGATGAATACTTATTATTAGGATATGATTTTTGTTGGGGTGATGATGAAAATTATTACGCAGGTGAAGACAGCATAAAACGTCATTGGATGAAACACTTAAATATAATAGACAATATAGGAAGATTGGTGAATACAAGTCAGAATTTATTTTTTTCGGCCAGGTGGTTACAGGATTTTCACGATATGGTAAAAGGTCAGGGGATGAAAATATATAATTGCTCAGGTCAGGGGCTTTTATATGCAGAAAAAAGAAATCTTGAAAATGAATTGAAAAATACTACAGTAAGAGAATTAAGCGAAAAAGAAAAACAAGAAATACTACAAAAGAGAATGAAGCAGGTTATTATAGATTCTAAGGGTGGAAATGATGCGCTTAATAATGCGCTTCAGAATTGTAATGTATCTAATATAATTATAAATCATATACCTCAGGAGGTAATAGAATGGCTGCAACTAAACAACTAAAATATGTAGATCATAAAAAAATATGGTTTCCATCTTTATTTTTTTATCGGGGAGGTCTTGCGCTTCCGAGTGGAGACAATATAATAAAAGTTACTGAACACGAAGCGGAAAATTTACTTAAAAGAAAAAACGGTAATAAATCTTGTTTTGAAGAGATCAAGGGAACAAGGGCTAATACTGTTATCGAAACACCTGAAATTAAGGAGGATAATGAATAATGGGAATAGGAAACGGAACACCTAAACTGGGATATGATAGTGTAATAGGTATTGCACAAGAGACCGCTTATGGAACTTTTGTGACTACTACAGCGAGTTTTATAGAATTTAATACAGAATCAATGAAACATAGTAGAGAAGAAATAAAGCTTGAATCTGTAAACAATTCGAGAGATTACACAAAAAGAATTATTGGAAATGAAACTGTTGAGGGAAGTATTGAAGCTGATCTTGACGTAAATGCAGACGGCCTTGTGTACATTATGAAGCAGGCTATGGGCGGCACTGTAGGAATAAGCACAATATCTGCAACAGAATTTGTACATACTCTTAATCCTGGAAACATGGAAAGCAATAAAGGAACTTCAACGGCATCAGATATTAAAAGCCTTTCCATTGCAGTAAGAAAAGGAGATGCGAATACATGGAATGCGGCAGGATGTAGAATAAACTCGCTCACAATTAAAGGAGAAGTTGGCGCACCAGTAATAATGACAGCTGAAATAATAGGCCAGTCAATGAGTATAAGTTCAACTATCGGCGGGGCTGTAAGTTATAGCGATGTCACTCCGATGTATTTTAAAGGCGTAACAATTAAAACAAGCGATACAATGACAAGCGCAAGTTTAACGGCTGAATGTTTTACAGCATTCGAATTTACTATCAATAATAATCTTGACGGTGACCAGAGATGTCTTGGAAGTAGAAATATTTCTGTATTGCCTCCAGGAAAAAGGGAGGTAATGTGTAAGCTAACACAGAGATTTGACACAACAACAGCATATGAAAGATTCATCCAGAATACAGCAACAGCTATTCAGATAATTATTGATTCTGAAACTACTTGCGGAAGCACTGCAGGAAATACAACTTATTCATGTATTATTAACATTCCTCAAGCTTATTGGAATAGTAACATGCCTGAAGTTGGCGGGAATGAAGTTTTAATACATGAGATTGAAGCGAGTGGCATGTATAACTCCGAATATGGATATGCTGCACTAATACAAATAAGAAACGATACGGCTAATTATTTCTAAAGGAGTTTAAAATAAATACTGATGAAAATAACAAATTTAGACAGTTTAAATAATGAAGATCAAAAAATAATTCTGGATGGAAGGGAATGGATTATTCCTGGTGAACTTCCCGTTGATATAGTATTGAGATTGATAGGATTGCAACAGCAACTTGAAAGTAATCCTACAGATTTTGAATTATGGGAAAGCCAGTATTTAATAATTCATAAGATTTTTAAAAAAAGACATCCAGAATTAGAGCTTGAAGAATTAAAGTCTATGATGACAGCCAGACAGACCGGCGCTCTGCTTGCGGTTTTTATGAACAGCCTGGGGGGTGCGGAAATGACAGAGGAAGAAAAAAAAAGCCTGAGCACGACAAGCGTGCAGAGCGTAGATATGACAAGCGAGGACGTGATGCAGTTGTAGACTGTATTGCTTTAATAGGTGAATTTAGTAAGTATTATTATATGTCACCAATGGCTGTCAGAAAGATGCCCTGGCTGTTCTTCATAGACTTATTGATATATAAAAATAAATGTATTGAGGAAGAGAATAAAGCACAGCAAGAAAGTTTAAATAAGATGAAAAAAGGAAGAAAACGTGGGGCAAGTTGATCAGATAACATTATTGATTAAAGCAGAAGTTGACAGAGCTATTAAAGAAATGAATAGCTTTAATAGCACGCTTGATAAAACGCAAAAAGAAACTTCAAAAACATCTAAAGTGTTTGGCTCAGCCCGTTCGGTAATGATGGGATTGGCAGCCGCTGCAGGAACTATGTATGTAGCATATAAAGCTTTAATTGAGCCCGCAAGTAATTTAGAAGAAGCACATAATAAGTTTTCAGTAGTATTCAGGGATAACATAGAACAGGCTGAGGAATGGGCTAATGTATTAGTTGAATCTTATGCTATGTCTACCAGGGAAGCATATCAATATTTATCAGCTGTACAGGATTTACTTAAGCCGATGGGTATAGCACCGCAAATGGCAGCTGAAATGTCAAACGAGGTTGTCAAGCTTGCTGCAGACCTTTCAAGTTTTAACAATGTGCCAACATCTCAGGTAATACAAGATATTAACAGCGCGCTTGTTGGAAACTTCGAGACAATGAAAAAATATGGTGTTGTATTAAATGAAACAACACTAAGACAAAAAGCAATGGCTATGGGATTATGGGATGGAAAAGGAGTTCTTGACGCTGCAACTAAGGCACAGGTAGCTTTTAAATTGTCGCTTGAAGGCTCAGCGGATGCACAGGGTGATATGCTAAGGACTTCAGATTCATGGGCAAATATACAGAAGAAAATAAGTGCACGTCTTGAAAATATGGGTGCGACATTAGGCAAAGATTTATTGCCAGCCATGAAGCAATTAGGAAATTTATTTCTAGAAGTCACTGAAGATGGCGGTGTTTTGATGGAAACACTTAAATCTATAATAAAGCTTGTTGGATATACATCATCAGGCATAAATAAATTATTTGTAATGTCTGAGCTGAGCAGCGTAAATGCACCGTTAGAAGGCCTACAAAATCGGATTGCAAAAATAGGAGAAGAAACAAAAAAAACAAGAGCAGAAGCAAATCAGGCTCTGGCAGCATATGGCGGATATGCTGCGGCATTAAAGTCTGGCAATCAAGATGCAGTTTCTGCAGCTGAGCCGTATAGAAAAAAACTTGAACAACTGAGAAATGAATATGTAAAAACTAATACATATATAGAACAAAAATCATCAAGACAGCAAGAACTATGGAAAAAAGCCGATGTATTACAGGATAGCGAAATAAACAAAGTTAAGTCACTCACAGAAGCAAGAAGAATAGAAAAGGCACAATTTGAAGCGAATGAAGATGCAAAAACAGAAAAAACATTGTCGGCATCACAAATAAGATTACAGGCAAGACAAACTGCAGAGCAAGCATATAAAGATTTTATAAAAGGCTCTCAGGCGCAAACTATCGCAGACCTTGCAGTGCATTATGAAACACTGCTTGAAATGGATGGCGTAACTAATGAAATGCGTCTTGAATTATATGCAGCATATCTTGAACAAAAAAAAGAAATGGAAATGCAATCAGCACAGGATGCAATGCAAGTTATGCAGACAGCCAGCCAGGGTATTCAAACTATATTAAATTTAGAAAACAAAAGACGGAATATAATTTTAGACAAACAATATAAAAAAGAGAAAGCTGCAATACTTGCAAATGTAAAAGATGAAGAAGAAAGAAAAAAAGCACTCGAAGCCCTTGATGCAAAGTATGAAGCAAAAAGGACAGCTTTAAGAAAAGAACAGGCAAAGCAAGAAAAGGCAATGGCTTTAATGAATGCTATAATCAACACGGCCGCAGGGATTACTGCAGCGCTCACAATGCCGCCGCCTATGAGTTTTATTATGGCAGCGATTACAGGCGCTATGGGTGCAGCACAGATTGGACTTATTGCAGCAACTCCAATTCCAGCTGCAGAAGGTGCGCTGATCAAAGGAAGTAGAGAAGGAACTTTAATGCAGGCCGGTGAGAATAACGCAACAGAAGCGATAATACCACTTGAAAACGATGAAGCAATGGAAAGACTCTCACCGATAATGGGCGGCGGTGGAACTGTAATAAATTTAAATATTGATAATTTATATGCGGCTGAAGATGTACCGGAGAAGATGGCAATGGCAATTGATAAAGCATTACTTGATTTACGACAGAATAATAATAGCGCATTTTCCAGGGCAGTAGAGGGCAGATAATGAGTAATATGGAATTTTTATATAATAATCACTTAAACACTTCCACAATGATATATGTTTCCACTGGAACAAGTACAGCAGATAATCTATTTGATAGGGATAAATCAGAGCAATATATTAGTAGTGGTGATTCAAATGATGCGACCACAACAACTATAAGAATAGATTTTTCAGGTTATGTTGATTGTGATAGAATTATATTGCAAAATATAAATTTTAAAAGTTTTAAAATGTATTATAATTCTGCCAGTGCTAATCTATTCAGTATTACAAGTGCTGATACTGGAACAAGTGAATGGACACAAAACAGCGCAACAAGTTTATATTTAAAATTAGAAAGTACTATTTCAGTGACATCTGTATGGTTAGAAGTTACAGCAACAGCCATAGCAGACAGCGAAAAAAGAATAGGCCAACTTATTATTAGTAATCAATGGTTCGCATTAGAAAGAAATCCATCTGCAAAAAATTATAAGGCAAAAATTGAGTCTGAAGAATATGCGCATAAAATGAGCGATGGCGGATATGCGCTTTATAGAGTAGCTGAAAAATTTACAGCAGATATTAAACTTGATTATGTAAGCCAGGCGGAAAGAGATAACTTATATGATCTTTATAGTTCATGGGAAGATTTTATTTTCGTGCCATTTCCAACAGGGACTTCATGGGATAATAGATTGTATCCTGTAAACTGGATTAAAAGTTTTGATTTTGAAGAATATAAAAACAATTATAAAGACAATGGATATGTCGGAACTGTACGGTTGAGGGAAATTGCAAGTTGAGTCTAATAAGTGAAATTAAAAAAAATAAAATGGATGTATTCAGGCGTATTTATATTAAGCGTCGGATGTCAGACGGTGAATATGAGACCGATTGGGTAAGAATAGAAAACGAATATATTAAAAAGTTTGGGCAAATCACATGGTCAGTTGATGAAATAATTCCATCATTTTATCGCACTTCTGGAATACAGTTCCAAGTAACAAATAAAGACGGTAGGTTTTCAGGCACAGAAGAAGAACAAAGTATATTTAGTGATGCGCTCACTGTTTATCGGACACTTGTCAAAGTTGAAGCTGGATATAAGGCAAGCGACGGAACAGAATACCCAACAAATCCATCTTTATTTTTAGGCTTTATTTCTGAAGATATAACATATACAGAAGATTCATTAGTTAATATCAAGACTAAACATATTAGTTCAGTTTTTGAAGAATTTAGTGCGGATTTAATTCCTGGACTTGGTGCAACTCAAAGCGCAAGTGATATTATAACAAAAATAAGAGATTATCTTGACCCGAATAGTATTTCTGTATTTCAAAAATATATTAGTCTTGGTGCCTGGTATATTCAGACTACTACAAATCAATATAACATGGCAACAAGTACAAGTTTACAAAGTCTTAATTGCTGGCAACTGATGGAGAA